ATCTCGGGCTGGGCGCGCATCATGAGCAGCTTGGCAAACGCGCTCAGTTCGGCGTTGTCGCCCTTGGCTTCGGCGTTGATCCGCGCGACCTCAATGGATGCCGCCGCCGCGATCTCCGCTTTCTTGATGCCCGCTTCGTGCTTTTCAAGTTCGTCGTTCATCCGTGACAAGGCTTCATCCATCTGCCCGATCATCTGGCCCGCCTGATCCAGCGGAATAGGACCGTTCGGCGTCTGCACCATCGGCGGCGCATCCTTTTGCTTTTTGTCCTTGTCTGCGAGCCCCGGCGGCAACGTCTTGGCAATCCGGTCGGCAATGTCATCGGCGCCCGGCCAATCCATCGCGCGCACAACCTTGTCGCCCGCCACTTCCATGAGCTTGGGCCAAGATTGCGACATCTGGACCATGCTTTCGGCAGCTTCCTGCTTGAGCGTGTTGTAGGCAGGCCCGGAGGACACAACTACGCCGTATTCACCAATGGTCAGATCATTCAGCACGCGCTGCACAGCGTTGCCGTACTCGTCCACGCCTTCTTCGGGCTTGTTGACCTCGACCTGAGACGCCTGCCCGTCTTTGCCCATCGCCCGCAAAACCCGCTGCGTATCGTACACGTACGGGATGCCGCTGATGATGACGCGGCCAAGGTGGCGGATCGTCCGCGCAAGGTTGCCGCTATAGTGGTAGTTGCCAACATCGCCCTGGTGCTGGCGAGCGCGGATTGCAATGCCGCTGGTTTCGTTGGACCTGTTGCCAAGCGAGGCATCGTAAATGCCGGTCACAGCCTTCACGCTGTCGCGCATCATGCCCGCCATGGCGATAAACCCGCTCGGTACGTCTGCCGGGGGTTGCCTTTGCGGCGGCGGTGCTTGCGTCCCGTCAATCGTGACCGGGTTGTATTCCAGATAGCTGAACGATTTGACGTTGGCCGACTGCCAATCGTCCTCAACCCCTTCAAACTGCCCCATTGCGCCGATGTACGGAACCTTGGTGCGCAGCGCAATCTCCTCGGTCGCCGCCGTCATCCAGTAGTTTTCCATCTTCTTCGGGTCTTTGGCGTTGCGGATGATGCCAAACCGCGTGACCTTGCCGTCAAGGTCGATCTCGTCGCCGTAGACCGGGAACAGCGGAATCCACTTGAACGGCACTTCGGCCTTTTCCAGCACCTCGCGCGCGGTCAGCTTGTACCACATCAGCTTACGCAGCGATGTTTTTCGCGTGCGGCCCGTAGGCGCGACACCGGGCGGAATGTCGGCAACGGTAAACTGGCCCTTGATCCTTGCCTGCCCGTCCGAAAACTCAACCAGCGTGGCGGTTTCGTACTCAAAGCGATAATATTCGCAGATGCGGACAAAATCCTCACCCAGCCAGTTTTCATCGTCGCCCGTGCCCTTGGCGATATAGTCAATCGTCGGGTCTTTGCCCGGATACAGCCGCTCAAACTCTTTCTTGGGCTCTTTCGAGGTGACTATTCCGAATTCAGCGTCGCTACCGTCCGGTTCCTGCGATGACGGATCGAGGTAGATCGTGAACGGGTTGCGCACCCGCATGATTTTCATTTCCTGATCGAACGTTGTCTCGTTGCAATATTCAGTGACCAGCCGGAAAAACCCAAAGCCGATGCTCGCCGCGCTATCCAGCGCCGTGTCGTATGCCGTATCCGCGCAGCTATCGTACTCAATATGGCGGATCAGCCCTTCAATGACCTCGGCCACTTCCTCATCCGCGCCTTCACCTACCGGATGCACATGGATGGATTGCTCATTCTGGCGGACATCGTTGACGACCTGGTGAATAATCGCCGGAATGTTGTTGATCGTGAGGCATGGCCTGCTGTCCAACTCGCGTTGGCGCACCGACTGTTCATCCCACTGATCGCCTTTCTTGAACTTCAGGTCTTCAAGCGCAAGCGAGCGGTCACCATCGTCTGCGTTGATGCACAGTTCTAGGCGCTCGCGGGCTTCGGCAATGATTTCGGCGTCGGTCATTTACAAGGCTTCCCAATGCATGGCCGGACCATCAAAAGCGGATCGGCTTGGATAGGCGCAAAGCCAAAGCGGCTGTAGAATTGCGCCAGCGTGTTGCGATCAAGTGGGCTGTCGTTGTCGGGCTTGACATGGATCAGCAGGAACTTGCCCGCCAAGTCCGCATCCGTGCAGGTGTTGAACATCAGTTCGGACGCCCAGCCTTGCCCGCGATATTCGGGCTCAGTGCGTACCGCAGACACTTCCATGACCTGTTTGCGCATGTGGACCGGCAGCGCCTTGGCAACGCCCACAGTAAGGCTTGCGTGGCCGTGGTGACGTATGCCGGGCGTCATGCCAACACCTCGCGGTGATGCTCTTGAATAAGCAAATTCACAGCGTCCCCGATGGTCGTGCCCTCGGAAACATCGATGCTGCAATCCCACACCTTGCCGCCCTGCATTTCAGGCATACGCAAGCCGACGCGGACAAGCCCGCTCTCGGGGCCGCGCGTGATCCTCAGTTGCAGCGTGTGTGTCATGTCACCGCCCCCATCTCAATCTGATGGAACAGCGCCTGCCGCTTGTTGCCGCGTATGTTGACGCCGTGCCGCGATGCCTGGGCGACTAGCGTGTCAATTGCAGCGTCTACCGCGTCATCGTCAGCCGGGAGCATCAACTCAGTCGAGCCCACCCGCGCGCCGTCCACCGACAGCGCCAGTGCTAGGCCATGCGTCTTGCCGATCACGAACGCGGTGCGGTCTAGGTGCATCATGCGTCCCACTCCAGCGCGGGAACGACATCGCGAACTTTAGGGGGGAGGCCGGAAATGATGCGCGGAAGTACCTTAGTGTCACCCTCCGTGCCGTACACATCCTTGCCTGTGATTATGCCCTTCTCAATCCAGTCAATCCGATAAATGTTGCGATGAACCGCGCCATCATAAAACCGCGCAATGCGTACATCGCCGTTGCACCATTCGTTCTTCAGACCCTTGCGGTTGATGTGTGGTTCAATCTTCATGCTGCCCAACTCCGTGTCGGCATGGCAGGGCGAACCTTGCGCACTATCTTCGTTGCCAATGCACGCCGCGCGCCCTCGCAGGCGTACCGTAGCGCGTCGATGCAGTGGTTGTTCTTGTCGGCCAGCTTGGGGAGGACTTGCTCTGTCAGCGGGTCCACTTCGAAGCTGTAGAGCGTCAACTCGTCGATCACATGTTGGCAGCGCGGGTGCACGATGATGTCAAATGACTTGAGAAACTCAACGCCTTCCTCGACCGACCGCGCGCCTTTGACCGCAGCCAGGATCTTGGGGAAACCGTGGTTGCGCAGATAGCTGATTGTCTCAGGCCGGGCGCTGTCTGCTGTCAGGGGCCAGCGTTCGGATTCCGGCACCGACAAGAACAACGCAGGCAGATGGTTGATCTCAGTGCCGACCTGCCAAGCCTCGTGGTCAATGTAGAGGTTGTGCCCGTCGATCCAGCATCGCACCAACACGCTAGGGTCAATGCTGAAGCCAAAGTCCGCGCCCATGCGGAACGTCACACCGGCAGGCGTCTCAAAGTCCTCCACGCGCCAATTGCGGAACACGCGGGCTTCGCTGTTGCGCTGGTACTCGCCTAGCCAGATATGCGCGAACTTGTCAGGATCGCGGCTGCGGTCGTATTCCAGTTCGCCTTTGAGAACGTCAGGGAGCCAAGGGTTGTCGCGGTAGTTCGCCTGGACAACGATGGCGTCGGGCGGCGGCTGATCGCCGCGTAGCAGCGCATCAACAGGGTCGGTGGATTGCGACGGGTTCCATGTAAACCACAGTTCGGAATCGGGCTTGCGGATTGTCGGGCGGAGCAGGTCAAGGCTGCGCTGGGATAGCGACTGCGCTTCCTCGACCCATGCGATGTCGTAGCCCTCCAGCGACTTGATGCTGTCGGCTGTGTGATTTTGCATGCCTTGAAATATAATTAGCCCACCGTTCGGGCATTTGATGCAAGTCTGCTGAACCTCAAACAGCGAGCCAACGCCCATTGCTTCAATCTTCAATTCAAGCAGCTTCTTGACCGATTGCGCCAGCGACTTTTGCACCTCACGGATGCAAACAGCGAACGTGCGCTCCATGATGCAACGTTCGATCAGGGCCTCGGCGCGCTCATGTGACTTGCCCGATCCACGCCCGCCGTAAACGCCCTTGTAGCGCGATGGCTGCAACAGCGGGACAGCCCAGCGCGGGGTTTCGATGACAAGCTCAGTCATGCGCTGTGTCGATCACGCGGCGAGTGATTAGCGAAATAGCGTCAAGCAAGTCCGCGCTGGGCTCAAGCTCTTTGGGCAGGATCGACGCAATGACTTTCAGGTACTGATCGGGCTTGTCAGTGCGAACCGCCTCGACAACACTCGGCCCGTGTTCGGCAAAGTCCTTCTGCATAACAGCGAGAAAGTCTTGACCTAGCTTGTGGCGCACGCCTTTGGGCCTGCCGTTAGGATTGGCGCGGTTGCCCGGCCCGAACGTTCCATCCGGATTTCTGCCGTTTGTTTCCGGTGATGCGCCATCGGTCATGGCCGCACCATTTACAGCAATGATTCGCCAGTGTCGCTATCGCAAAATTCATTTTGTCAAATTAAATCGACGCGCCGGGCAACGCTCGGAACACAGTGCTGATGTGCACATGAAGCTCCCTGGCGATCCTCGACTTGTTCACCCGCCCATCGGTCGCCCGCATGTCCTGTGCGCGCTGTAGGATGCGCTGGCGCTGCTTGGCAGGCCGTCCACGTTCATTTGCCATCGTTATTGCTCCCTTGTGTGAAGTGCTGCGTTGCTCATGCCCCATCATCCCCGTCGCTATCGCCGCGCGTGTCGTGGCGGGGTGCGTCGAGGTGGAGGGGGTCAGGCACTTTGCGCACAGCCATCGCGCGGACATTGGCATCAGGGCCGAACGCCATCGACGCCAACAGCCGGTTGAGTGTGTCGGTGAACTTGTCTTCGGTCATGCCGGTGCCCCAAACTTGCCGACCAAGCGGAACGCGCTGTTGCGGAAGTCA